ATAAGTGATGATTTAACAACTACGTTAACTAATAGTGGATTGTTAAACTCATTCAATCAATTACCTATTGGGGTTCGCTCTAGATTCTTTGGTGATTCAACTAGAGGAAATTTACGTAATGATAGAGGAGTATCACGTCGTGATAATTTATTAGCTGGTTATGGCCACGTAGACTACGTACGAATAGTAGGCCCTAGCGCTATATATGGCATACAGCTAGATTCAGGAAACATAGTAGCATCTATAGTAGCACAACCAGGGAATAGCCATTGGTTATTAACACAAAATAATGCATTCCAATTAGATAGCCCAGCGAATTTAGTAGCTGCTTTAAGACAACGTAACTTAACAGAGATACGTGATTATATTGTTAATGAATATATGGAACTCAATCCTAATCAAGTTAATGAATTAAAAGACACAATTAAAAAACATATTGAGGAAACTAAAAATAAATAATATTTATATAAAAACAATATCATGAAAATAACTAATAATTTAATAAAAAATTTAATTAAAGAAGCCATTGCTGATCGTATCAAAATGATAGACGAGGCTGGTGATATCGCTGCTTTAGAAGCTAAAATTAACAAAGTAGAAGAAGACATTAAAGATGCTATGGATGTTAAATCATCATTAGTTTCTATGGCTGGTTTAAAATATTATGTTTCTCCTGAAATCGTAGGTGATATGATGGATGATATGGAAGTTAGTATTAAAGAATTGCAAGCTAAGAAAAAAGATTTAGAAGATCAGAAAAAAGCAATGGCTAAGAATACTAAAGGTCCTAAAAAATCTGAAAAGAAAGAAGATAAAAAAGAGCTAGATGAAAGATTAAAACCCTCTATGGGTGCTGGAGCATATGTTAAAGATTTTAAAAAATCAAAAGCACCACAATTTAAAGGTAAATCAAAAGCTAAAAAACAAGATATGGCTGTTGCCGCTTACTTGTCAGCTAAAAAGAAATAATAATGATAAAATTACTTGATATATTAAGCGAAGCTAAATTAACTATTTCTGGTACGGATAAAGCAATAAAAATGTTAAAATCTGAATTAAGAAATAATAATGTTGATTTTGAAATAGAAGGAAATAAGGTAATAGTTAATGATTCTCCTAAAGCTAAAATGGCTGTGAAGATGGTTAAAGAAAGAGTAGGAATGCAGTCAATAAAATTAGCTGAAGAAATAAAATCTGAAGCTACATTTACTAAAAAATATGATGATAGTCCTAAATTAAAAGGTAAACAAACTAAATTACCTGATGAAGTGCAAGCTAAAATTATAAAAGAAGGAGATCACGAAGTAGCAATGGCTCAAGCTAGTTTAAAATCAATTATCAAATCTGCCGCCCAACTAATGAATAAATTAGGTAATATGGAGCGTGATATTCCAGGCTGGATTCAAGATCACATCACAAATGCTGAAAATTATATCGATCAAGCTGCTCAAGGATTTCATGAACTAAAAAACGATGAATAAAGCAATATTATTAGAAAAATATGTTAAAAAAGCTGTTCAAATAGCTTTAAAGGAAGAAGAACAACAACAAAAACAAGTTGAAAAAGCAATGTATTTTATACATCGTTTTCCTGGTTTAAAAAATACATTAGAAGAATTAATGTCACCTGCTTTTGGTCGTTATATATCTGATATTTCTTTAATAGCTCCTAAACCAACTACGTTTGGCGTTGGATTAATTAATGGACAAGACTTTACAGTAATATATTTAGGAAAAAGTAATTTTGCTGTAAAAGTATCTGGAAAAAAATACAATCCTATTAATATAGGAGAATCTGAAAGAGCATCACAAGCTATAGCAGATTTACTTGAATTAAATTATGCTCCTAGAGAATCTACAGAAGAATTATCATCACAACGTGATGATAGTATAAAAGCCGATTTAGAAGCAGGAAATGCTTCTCAAATACCTGAAACACCACCATCACCACCATCTGAAAATCCTACCCCAGAAGAAACACCAGCATCTAAGAAAACTCCTGTTACTTAAAATTTGGATAGGTAAAAAATAAGTTTTATCTTTAAAAAAAAACATATGAGTAAAATAAAAAGACTCTTTTTTGATATTGAAACAAGCCCAAACATTGGTTTGTTTTGGACAGCAGGTTATAAGTTAAATATAGGTCACGATAATATTATAAAAGAAAGAGCTATCATCTGTATATGTTATAAATGGGCCGGTGAAAAAGAAGTATACTCATTAACTTGGGATAATAAACAAAATGATAAAAGTTTACTAGAAAAATTTATTAAAATAGCCAACGAAGCTGATGAATTAGTAGGACATAATGGTGATAAATATGATTTACCTTGGGTTAGAACTAGATGCTTATATCACGGTCTTTCTTTATTTCCGTCTTATACTACGATAGATACATTAAAATATGCTCGTTCTAAATTCAAATTTAATAGCAATAAATTAGACTACATAGCTCAGTTTTTAGGATTAGGTGCTAAAATCAGTACCGGTTTTAATCTATGGAAAGATATTGTTTTAAATAAAAACAAAAAAGCTATGGATCAAATGGTTGAATATTGTAAAGGTGACGTTATATTATTAGAAAAAGTATATAATAAATTAGCTCCACATTTTCCTGAAAAAACACACGTTAGCGAAGATAAAACAGATTGTCCTACATGCGGTTCAAATAAATGGATTTTCTCTAAACGCAGAATGTCGGCATTAGGAACTATTCGCGTACAAATGCAATGTAAAAAATGTGGAAGATATCATACTGTATCTGAAAGAACAGCTGAAAATATAGCTTTGTAATATTTATTGGCAAGATATTTTTATTATCTTTATAAAAATCAATAAAATGAAAAGTCAAATATTACGCCAATTAATTAGAGAAACTATATCTCAATATCTTAAAGAACAAGAAGATTTAACTCCTATAGACCCCGGTCCTGGACAAGAACCTGCTAATATCCCTTCACCAGATGAAGCACCATCAGAGGCAGAAACTCCTGAAACACCAGCAGGAACTATTACCACAGAACAAGCTAAACAACTTATTAAAGACACCAAAGGTAAATTTTTCACAGTAACTTTTATTAAAAAAGATGGATCAGAACGTGTAATGAATGCTCGTTTAGGGGTTAAAGTTTATTTAAAAGGTGGTGAATTACCCTATAATCCAGATGAAAAAGGATTAATTCCTGTTTATGATGTTAAAACGGGTGGATATAGAATGGTAAATGTTTCTACTATTAAAAAATTAAAAATAGGTAATAGTGATTACACCGTACAATAATGATAAGATTAGCTAATATATTTAAAGAGGTAAAAATACAGACCCCCGAAATAACCCCACCTTTAGATAAACAAATATTAAACCATTTAATAAAATCAATAGTTAAGTATATTGAATATGCTAATATAGATATGTTTACTTTTTTATTAAATGATGATTATTATGGCGATATAATAAAAGAATATATATATGAACAAATGAAGTATAATCATTATGATTTAGAAGATATTAACTATAAATCTGATGAAAGTATAGAATCATATATAAAAGAACATCCTGAATTAAAACAATACGTAAACAAAAAAGCACTAGAATATTACCTTAAATCTATAAATTTAGGTCGAATGGTTAGTGATATTAAAAAAGAAGTTAAAGAAAAAGGATGGTGGAGTGGTTTAATAGATAATTATCTTGATTCTGATCAAGGACAAGAATTATTTGAACCTTATTTTGAGGATTTTATATATAAGAACTTTGATTTTGAATCATATTTAATAAAAATGTTAAATCAATCTGATTTATTTACTGAAGTAGTTAAAATTAGTGCTCCTGCTAGAATTCATGATTTAGATAAACCTGGAGTTAAGTTTGAAAATATTAAAATAGGAGATATATTACAATTTACTTTATACCAACCTCAAATAGAAACAGTACGCCAAAAAGTAATAGGATTTAAACAAGATACTAATCCAATGCATGATGTAGGTGATATTCTTATATCTCAAGATTTAGATGATTACGGAGAATTAAGATCAGGAACAGATTATTGGGTTAAATTTTCTATAGAAAACTATTGGGAAGGAAAACCATCTAATATAAAAGAAAATATAATAAGAGAATACCCTGAAAGTAAAATTAATAGTTTATTAATTAAATGGGGAATAGATTCTACAAAAGACCAAGCTAAAGCAAATATCGCTCGTCAACTTATTAATAGATTTGACCAAATTAAAGGATCATTAAATGATAAATTAGATATAGTTATAATCCCTAATGAAATAAAAAACAAAGATGTTAAAGATATAGATTTATATTCATTTGAAGACTTACAAAAATTAATCAATTCATACCCTGAAAATCCTGAAAAATCTAAAAAAGAAGCAATTAATAGGTTTGTAGAAAAATTTGGAATAGATAAACCTACGGCTCAATCATATACGGCTCGTTTTATGGCAAAAAGAGATGCTTTAAAATTTGGAGTAAGAGACGGTATAGAAGAATTAGGACTTACAAAAGAAGATGTTTTAAGTTATATTCCTAAAAAATTACAACAAAATGATGCTTTTTTAGATCCTCGTAACTGGGGATGGCAAGAATTTGAACAAATGCTAGATGCTTTATTCCCATCTCAAAAACAAGTAAGTGGAGAGGATATAAATTTAGCAGAAACAGATGCTGATAAGATATACAATAAAAATGGTATAGAAATATATAAAGGAGATGATGTACATAAGTGTATATCATATAACCCTATATCTCAAACTACTAAAAGAAAAAAATATGGATGGTGTGTAACTCAAATAGGTAATACTAATTATGATTATTATAGATTTGGAGATAAAGCCCCTACATTTTATTTTATATTTGATCGAAGTAAACCATCTACTCCTGAACATGCTAGCTTTGACGATAAATGGCATGCTTTTGTAATTCAAGTAAATAAAGATAATAATTCATATATAGTAACTAGTGCCAATAACGATAGAGATGCTCCTGCTAAATCTTGGGAAGATATATCAAACATAGTACCTAAAGACACATGGGAAAAAATTAAAAATTTAAAAGATTATTTTAAACCAATTTCTTTATCTAGTACAGAACGTGGTAGAAAATTTGCCTCAGGCAAAAATTTATCTTTAGATGAGTTTAAAGAATTATCTCAAGACGAAAAAATACTATATGTTCAAGGTAAAGCATCAAAAAATGCACTTACTTCTGAAATTTTAGCTATTTTACCTAAATATAAAATAAGTTTAGAGGGAAGATCAACAACATTAGCTAATGTTGCTATTGATAGTGGACAAAAATTTCCTTATTCTTTATTAAAAGATTATGAATCTTTAGCTAAACGATATGCTATATTTAGATTTAGACATACTAATTACAGTAAGGATCCAATACCTCTACCATATGTACAATATTTAGATGAACCTGCTAAAGAAACATATTTATCCAAATTTGGTGATAATGTATCATTTGAATTAATTGACCAATATTTTGGTCAAAATTTATTAGAGAAATCAGTAAATGAACAGGTTAAAGAATTAGGATTTATAAGTCCTGAATATATTAAATATATTAAAGATCCTAAATTAAGATCATTATATGAATCATATTCTAAATTATATGGTAATTGGTTTAAAGGAGATAACTTTAATAATGAAGAAGCAATATCTAACATGACAGATATGCCAGAGCAAGTAATCACCCCAGTTTATATAACTTATGATCAGTGGGAAGAATTATCTAGTACAGAAAAAAATACATTATTAAAATTAACTAATAAAGTAAATGGTAATGATAAGTTTTCGACTTTTCTATATGCTGCTCCTTATATAATTAAAGACGGTTCTAAAGAATATATATTACTTCCAACCTCAGTAGATACATCGGATTATTTACCATATAAGACGTGGGTTTTAGTTGATAAAAACAACAATATTATTAAAGATAATATAAACGGTGAGGAGTCAAAAATAGGTGATGAACAATTAGGATATGGTTATTTTACAAGTAAACCAAAACGAGTATATTCTATGGACGATACTAATTTAGTAACTGGAGAAGTTAATGAAACTGAAAAATTATATGAAGATTGGGATAAATACCAATTAATGATTAGAGCAGGAATAATAAAATAAAATATAGGTCGATTCATAGCCGATCGCTCGTAAGAGACAACATTATAGAGCTGTGGCCCATCCTTAAAAGGTGGGCCGTTTTTGTTTTGAAAGTCAAAATAAAATTTATAAATTTATAAAACAATGAATAAAAAAATAGTAATAGTAGGAGCAGGTGTATCAACTCAATATGGAGTACTTCACCTTTTAAAAAATGGATATGATCCTAAATTAATAACAATCATTGATAAAGGTAATTCTATCTATAATAGACAACCTGAAGAAGTAATGACAGGAGCGGGTGGGGCCGGAACATGGAGTGATTTTAAAGTAATCCCTTCATTTAAACAAGGCGGATTATTTCACCCACACTACTGTCAGGATGAAGAACTAGCTAATAAATTATCAAAACAATTATATAATTATATAGTTGAATATCACCCGGACCCATCTAAAATAATGTATACTACTCCTGTTGAAGAACCTCAATTCATTAAGGATTCACCATTTGAATTAAGACAATCACCTTGCTATCACTTAGGTACAGATTATGGTCAACAACAAGTAAAAAATATATTTGAATATTTTGATAAAGTTGGAGTAAATCAAATATATAATTGTGAAATTACTGATATAAAATTTGATGACCAATTAGTATTTACTCAATTTACTAATACAAATGAAACTAATTTTATTTATTACGACAAACTTATTATTGGAACTGGTAAATCTGGTATGGATCTACTTACTAAACTAATCAAAGAAAATAATCTAGATACAGTACCTAAACCGGCACAATTCGGAGTTCGTTATGAAACTGATGGTAAATATTTTGAAGAATTGAATAAAATAGCATATGACTTTAAATTATATAAAAAATTTGGAGAAGATAGTGCTCGTTCATTCTGCACAAACAATTTCGCTGCATTTGTAGCAGAAGAAGAAACATATAATATGAAGTCATACAATGGACATGCTCATAAGGATAAAGACAAATACAATGGTTTAACTAATTTCGGTATATTGCTAGAAGCACGTGGCATAGAAGACCCATTTAAGTTTAGTCAAGATTTAGTACAATTTTTTCAACTAAACGGTGAAGCTACTTATTATTCTCCAACAAATAGAGAACCTTCATTAACTGATCAAGGTACTAAAGTGCCTGGATATAAAATATCATTAGATAAATTTAAAGAAGGTTTTGGTAAGTATGCTGATTATATATTAGAATTTATAGATGATTTAAATACAACGTTCGGTATAAGCGATAACTACATATTTTATTGCCCTGAAGTTAAATTTTTAACTAACGAAATATCATTAAACAAAAATAATTTATCCTTACCACAATTTCCTAATGTTTATATGCAAGGAGACGCTGCTGGTGCTAGAGGAATATATATATCTGCTTTACATGGGTTATATGTTGCTTCTTCAATTCTTCAAAATTCTTAAATATTTATTGTAAAATAACAATTAATGAAAAAATCAGAACTAAAACAAATCATTAAAGAAGAGCTTAATAATATTCGTGAAGAAGAATCTTCAGAATCTAAAAAAGATAAATTAGATACTGCATTACAAAAAGCGGGTATTGATACCTCAAAAGCTATTAATGTTAAAATAGTTAATAAGACAACAGGAAAAGAACAAGTAGTTAAATATGATGGAGAATCTTTTTCAAATCCTGCTATGAAAGAAGGATTAAAAGATAAATTAGTAATTGCTGCGACTTGTTTAATATTATCATCAGGTATGATTTCTTGTACAAAAGAAGATTCATTAGAACCTAATAAGATTGAAAATTCATTAGAGGCAAACGTAGATTTTTTAAATACACAAGGATTAAATGTACCATTTGAGGTGATAGCAAAAACTATGTTCCCTCAAAAAATGAAGTATGCAAAAGATAGAGATAGGCAAACCCCTACTTTATCAATGGGAAAAATAGATTCTGTGGTTGTGAATCCAAATACACCATGGATAGGATATTGGAAATTTACAGATGATTGCAGATCTAATAATAAGCAAGTTATGATTTGGGTACAACCTGATGATGATCCCATGAGCGGAACTATATATTTTGGATATCAAAAAAATAATAATTACGACTACGGCTCGATTACTATACAAGGACACAAGTACACTTTAAGTGCATACTCAATCAAAGCGTTTAAGTATGATGCAAAAACAGCACGTGCTACCGTAAGTATTTCTTGTCCAGAAGTAGATAGAGGTAAGATTTTTACTTTAGAAATAGATTACTCTGGAAAAACTATGCGTATTACGAATTGGGGTGGTGGAAATGCTATACAAGTTAATGGTTGGGGCGGATTTAAATGGTAGTTTGTAAATATTTATTAATATGACTCCTATTACTTTAACCTTATCATCTAGGATACCATTTGGTCAATATAAAGGTCGATTAGTATCTGATATTTTAAAATTAGATCCAAAATATCTTAAATGGTTGTGGGTTGAAAAAAAAGCAATTACTCCCGATAATACATTAAAACAAAGACTAAAAGAAAATATGAAAATTAAACAATTACGTGAAGCTATTAAACAAATAATTCGCAAAGAACTAAACGAAAATCAGCCAGCTCCTTCTAAACCAGAAAGAGAAACTACTACTATTCCTGCTAGACCTGGTACTAAAGAAAAACCAGATGAAAAACGTAGAAAAATCGGCAGACCAGATGTAAAACCAGCTCCTAAAAATTTAAAGGAAGAGGAAATGATTAATAAAATTACCGCTCGTTTTATAAAAGCTAAAAAAACAAACGAATCCGTAAATCCTAATTCAAAATATACCCCAAAATTTACTGATGAACAAATCAATAAAATGACGCTAAAACAAGCTGAATTTGCTTTAAAAAGTGTAATATATGTACCTCAAAATAAAGAAGTTAGAAATAAAATATTAGCTAGAATTAAACAATTGAAAAAATAATGAAAAAACGTTTACTAGAAGTAGAATACGAAGACATATTTAAACCTGAAACAATGGCTGCCTTAAAAGGCAAATCAGGTGAATCGTTGCGTGCTATGTTAGGTAATAAAAATCTAATGCAAACAATGATGCGTTCTCAGGAATTACTAGGTCAAATTATTGAGGCTGAATCTGATTACCATATTGAATTAGCAATGATAGCCGAAATTATGGCTAGAGAAGCTTACCCTATTTTAGATTATGCTAATGTAAAAATAGATGCTAAAATAGTAGGTATGGGTCAAGTTCAACAGAATAAAAATATAGCTAAAACAGCTGGAGATGGAGATGAAATAACTGTAGACGAAATACCATCAACTGATATTGAAGCTATGGAGAAAAAACGCCGTATAATCAACGGTATAACTCAAGGTGCTTCAGTACGTGGTTCTTTTGGTTTTTTACTATTTAGAGAACATTTAGATGATTTAAGCCCGGAATTAGTTGAAAAATACAACGAAATCATGAAATTGGTTTTCGGTATATATGACGATGAAAATGCTATTGCTATGATGTTAGCGGCTCTTGGTCAAAAACAAAATATTAGTGGTGGATCATCTGAAATGGTATATGATGAAGAAAAAGAGCAATTTATTATTAAAGCAAGAGCCTTTTGTTTTCCCATGTTATTTCATGAAATAATAAAAGGATTATATGAAATAGTAGGAACAGAAGGATTTGGATCTGATAAAGAACAGAATAAAGCCATTATTAATAAAATAGATATAGTATCAAATGAACCACGTGATTTTCAATACGGTAAATTTATTTATGATGCTTTATCAAATCTATACAATCAAAGTAATATAAGTGATACTCGTGTTCGTGAATTATTCTTTGCTGAAGTATATAAACTAGAAGACAATGAGTTTCTCCCATTCATAGAAAATATGATTAATACTACTTTAACCCCAACTCAAAAGAAATGGGCATCTGATACAATGAAAGAAATTGAATCTGATTTGAAAAAAGATGATTTACCTTTTGGAGTTTAAAGAAAAAGATATTAACTTCCTTTAAAAGAAGTAAAGTATGACAAAGACATTAAGAACAGGAGACGGTACTATAATACATTATAGTGATACAACGGGAGTAAATAAACTCCATAATTGGGATGGTCCTTCCTTAGTTCCTCAAGGTAACATGAAATTAGCGGAATATTACATTTATGGAATACAATATTCAAAAGAAGAATGGATAGATCGTAAACGTGATGCTAATGGATTACCATGGTTTAAAACCGCTATTGGTAAAAACACAGGAGCAAGAGTTTAAAAAAATTGGGTCGTCAAGACCCTTTTTTTATCTTTAAAACATGAAACAATTTACAAGAACGTTTATTAACGATGACGGTACTACTTGTGTTTGGAAATATGATTTAGATAAATCTACTAGTGGACCTATCGAAACAAGTACGTCTTACCCTAAAGAATATTTAAAAACTATAGAAAAAACCAAAAATAATAAAGTAGATCAAAAATATCTAAACCTAAATAATGGAAAATACGTGGGCTATGGTAGAGCAAAAGCATTAGGATTAATATAAAAACAACACATGAAAATAGGATTAGCAGGAACAGTATCAGTAGGCAAAAGCACTTTAGTTAAAGAGCTAGCTAAATCAGAACAATTTAAAGATTACCATATTGCCACAGAACGTAGTAAGTATTTACGTGATCAAGGAATATCATTGAATGATGATTCAACAACTAAAGGACAGTTTGTATTTGCTGCTGAACGTAGTTTAGAATTAATGCATGATAATTTATTAACTGATAGAACAATATATGATGTTTGTGCGTTTACATTAAGCGCTAAATCAATTAGTTATAATGATAAGATTAAGTTAATTGAATCGTTTATTACTATAAGGAATGATTATGATTTAATTATTTATGTGTCACCTGAGGGTGTTAATATTGAAGATAATGGCGTTAGAACAACAGATGCTGAATATCGTATGAAAATAGATTTTGCTATTCGTGGATTATTAAAAGAATACCCACCAGTAAAATTGATAGAAATTAAAGGATCAACAGAAGAACGCATTAATTTAATACTTTCCCAAATAAACTAATATTTATGCACACAGAAATAAACGCAAATATCATGACTCCTAAACAAATACGTGTTTTAGTTAAAGAAGTAATATCAGAAGTAGGATTATTTACCTTAAAAAACCCGGTAGACGCTACTAAAGGTCTATCAACAGTAATTGATCCTGATGATAACACAGAAAAATCATCTGCTTTTCAACAAAAATACAAGAAAGTAACAGAAATGGCTCGTAAAGCTAAAGGATACCAAATTGTAAATCCTGAATTTGATACTACACCATATGCTGATAAAACAATAAGTGGGATATCAATGGCTTCTATTATTGATTATATTAAAACAAATCCCGGTGTAGAAAAAAAAGATATTCAAACTCAATTTAATTTTGTTCGCCCACAGATAGCTAACGCATTGATAAATGGTTTAAAAGATGCTGGTATTATAGCTAAAATGGGTGAGATAGAGGTAGATGATGAAACAGGAGAAGTAATAGTAACGGATGAACCTGTAACCCAAACATCACGAGCAGGTGCTGAAGATTTTTTCATTGGTAATAGAGCAAGTAATTTTTTTACATCAGGTGAACCTAGTTCATCAAACGATGAAATAGAATTTCCTGAAGAACCAGAGATGCCTGAATTACCAATAAATAAATTATCTTCAATAGGAGGATTATCCGACGAGGACTATAATGCTTGGATGGATTATTCTAAATTTAAAGAACGTTTAGCTAGAACTAAAAGTGCCTTAATACAAGTTAAAAAAATGAGTAGAGGTAGAGATGATTTATCATTAGGTTCAGATGAAATGGAACGTTTAACTAAATTAAAAGCATCTCTTGAACAACGTATGCAAAATGTTGTAAATTCAAACGAATATGTTAAAAATAAAGTAGAACAAGAAAAAAATATTCCTTCTGAAAATGAATTAATAGAAAGATTTCAAAAATTAGCAAACATAGATCAATGAAAAATAATATAATTTCAGTTTTAATAGGAGTTTTAATCGGTTTTATAATTAATACTAAAACATGCAATAATTTTTATATAAATAAAAATTTTGAACATATAAATGATAGTTTAGATAAGGTAGTTGATTCGTTAGATAATATCATAATACAAGAAAATCAAACTATTGCAAAATTAAACAAAAAAGATTCATTATTAATATTAAAAGTAGAAAATTTAACTAAACAAAGAAACGAAGCTAAAGAAGAAGCTCGTAAAAAAGCAAACAATCCTAATTTACATAATACTGATACTTTACTTAGTTTTTATGCATGTAGGTATCCAACAGATGATAAAAATATATTAAACTTACCTAAAATTACATTATTAAATGTTGCCAAAGAATTAATATTATGTGATGGTACTCAAAAAGAATTAAAAATAGCAGATAGTACAATTTTTATTTTAAATGAACGTATTTTTGTTAAAGATACTACAATAAATTCATATAAAACTAAAGATACTACATATCAAGCTATAATTAAAACTAAAGATGCTAAATATAATAATTTAGATAATGAATATAAAACAGTAAAACAATCAAATAACAAACTAAAAAAATATACAGCATGTACATCTATTTGGGCTACTATAATGACGGCTTTATATATTCTTAAATAATCTTATATATTTATATACATAGTTTACGTATATAATATGACAGATCAACAACAGATAAAAGAAATTATAAAGCAAGAATATATTAAATGTGCTACTGATCCAATACATTTTTTTAGAAAATATTGTTATATTACACATCCTATGAAAGGTCGTGTATTATTTCATTTATATCCTTTCCAAGCTGATACATTACAAGAAATTAGAGATAATCGTTTTAGTATTATCAATAAATCTCGCCAGTTAGGTATATCAACTTTAGTAGCTGGTTATTCTTTATGGATTATGTTATTTCATAAGGATAAAACAATATTATGTATTGCTACTAAACAAGAAACTGCTAAAGGTATGGTTGATAAAGTACAATTTATGTATAATAACCTTCCTAGCTGGTTAAGGGGTAACCAAAAACCTGAAACTAATAATAAATTATCTCTTAAACTACCTAATAACTCTCAAATTGTAGCAACATCAGCGGCTTCAGATGCTGGTCGATCATACGCAGTGTCTTTATTATTAGTAGATGAAGCAGCGTTTATTGAAGGTATTGATAAAATATATACTAGTATTAAACCAACTATTGCTACTGGTGGTGGTATTATAGCTTTATCTTCACCTAATGGGGTAGGTAATTGGTTTCATAAAATGTATACTTTAGCTGAACAAGGTAAAGGTGATTTTAAACCTATTAAATTACCATGGAATCTCCACCCAGATCGTGTAGCACCTATTGATCCAGGTTGGGAAGAACGTGAAAGAGCAAATATGTCTCCACGTGAATTTGCACAAGAATATGACTGTGACTTTTTAGGCTCAGGTAATACCGTAGTAGATTCAAATATGTTAAGTTTTTATGAACAAACATATATTCAAGATCCTATAGAAAAACGACTAATGGGAGGAGATTTATGGATATGGCAATACCCAGATTATTCTAAAACTTATATAGTATCTGCTGATGTTGCTCGTGGTGATGCAACTGATTATTCTACTTTTCATGTTATTGATTTAGAAAACTGTGAACAGGTAGCAGAGTATAAATCTCAAGTTAGTACTCGTGAATTTGGTCATGTATTAGTTTCTATAGCTAGTGAATATAATAATGCTTTATTAGTAGTAGAAAACGCAAATATCGGATGGGATGTTGTAAATACCATTTTAGAAAGAGGATATCCTAATTTATATTATTCACCTAGATCATACGGTGAACTAAATTTAGATAAATGGATGGCTAAAATGGAAAGTAATAATACAGTTCCTGGTTTTACTAACTCTACTCGTACAAGACCACTTGTTATATCCAAAATGGAGACGTATATTAGAGAAAGATCTTTTATATTCCATTCTAAACGTTTATTAGAAGAATTACGTGTATTCATTTGGCAAAATGGTAAAGCACAAGCACAGAATGGATATAATGATGACTTAGTAATAGCATTAGGTATTGGTTTATTTGTTAGAGATACTGGTTTAAAATTTAGTACTCAAGGATTAGATTTAACAAGAGCAACATTAATGAGCATAAGCAACTCTAGTACTCCAGGAATGTATAATAATATTCAATCTGGGTTTCAAAATCCATATCAAATGGATAACGGTATGGGTGGGGTAGAAAATATTAGTTGGTTATTAGGTTAACATATTTATTAATATATTAAATATATAAAATGGCAGAAAATAATATAAATAATACAGGATTATTTGGACAATTAAAACGTCTATTTAGTACTGATGTTATCATTAGAAACGTAGGTGGAAAACAACTAAAAACAATAGATGTTGACCGCATTCAAGCATATGGTAATGTAAAAACAAATGCATTGATTGATAGGTTTACTAAACTTCATAGATATGGAGCTAACATGCCTTATAATCCTACGATGAATTATCAAACACTTCGTATTCAGTTATATACTGATTATGAAGCTATGGATACTGAATCTATTATAGCATCCGCTCTAGATATTGTAGCTGATGAAGCCACATTAAAAAATGAAACAGGAGAAATAATCCAAATTAGAAGTTCAGATGAAAATATTCAACGTATATTATATAATTTATTCTATGATATATTAAATATTGAGTTTAATTTATGGGTATGGATTAGAAATATGTGTAAATATGGTGATTTTTATTTACACTTAGACATAGCTGAAAAATTTGGAGTATATAATGTAGCTCCATTATCCGGTTATGATATGGTTCGTGAAGAAGGAACAGATCCTGAAAATCCAAATTACGTATGTTTTAAGATAGATCCAATGGTTATTGCTGCTGGTGGTATTAGTAGTCGCTTAAAAGATAGAGATGGAAAAATTCAATTTGAAAATTACGAAATAGCTCACTTTAGACTATTAGCAGATGCTAACTATCTTCCTTATGGTAGATCATATATAGAACCAGCTCGTAAAACTTATAAACAATACATTTTAATGAAAGATGCGATGTTATTACATCGTATAACTCGCGCTCCAGAAAAACGTATATTTTATGTTGATATCGGAAACATGCCACCGAATGAAGTTGATGGATATATGGAGCGTTTAAAACAAAAAATGAAAAAAACTCCTTATATTGATCAAAATACAGGTGAATATAATTTAAAATATAACATGATGAATGTTATGGAGGATTTTTATATACCTCAACGTGGTGCTAATTCAAATACTAAAATAGATACTATTAAAGGTTTAGAATACAATGCTATTGATGACGTAAACTTTTTACGTGATGAAATGTTAGCAGCTCTTAAAGTACCTAAAGCATTTTTTGGATTTGAAAAAGATTTAACTGGTAAAGCTACATTAGCTGCTGAAGATATTCGCTTTGCTCGTACAGTAGAACGTATTCAACGTATTACTCTATCAGAATTATATAAAATAGCATTAGTTCATTTATATGTTCAAGGATATGATGGTGAATCATTAGGTAATTTTGAGTTATCATTGACTACTCCTTCAATTATATATGATCAAGAAAAAATAGCTATATGGAAAGAAAAAGTTTCACTAGCTAAAGAGTTATTAGATACTAATTTAGTTCCATCTGATTGGATTTATGATAATGTATTTAAACTATCAGAAGACATATACGATGAATTACGTGATTTAGTAATGGAAGATAAAAAACGTTTATTCCGCTTAGGTCAGATAGAAAATGAGGGTAATGATCCGGCTAAATCAGGTAAATCATATGGAACACCTCATGACTTAGCCGCATTATATGGTCGTGGTAGAACAGGAATGGAAGCACAACAAAGTGTACCTGGAGGATATAATGAAAAAGCTCCAATAGGTCGTCCAAAAGAAAAATCTTCTATTATAAACACACAAAAAGACCCATTAGGTAAGGATAGATTAGGTAAAAAAGGTATGAATACTTTATATACTGCCAATAAACCTAGCAATGATATGGAAAATAATACGCCTAAAGGCGGTTCTCCATTAGCATTAACTGAATTACACAAAAATAAACATTTATTTGAGTCTATAAATCATCTAAGAAAAGAAATAGTATATAATACTGACTTAGATTCTGACTTATTATCTGAAAAAAATATTAAGGACATATAATCATTACATATTTATAGACAGTGCATATTTTCTATGAAGATTAAACATAACAAATTTCGTAACACCGGAGTATTATTTGAGCTTTTAACTAGACAAATAACTAGTGATATCATATCTAATAAAGATTCATCAGCAGTAGGTTTAGTTAAAAAGTATTTTAATAAAACTGAATTAGCTAAAGAATATAAATTATATCAAATTCTTATAAGTTCTAAATCACTTACTGAGAGTAAAGCTGAAGTATTTATAAATAGTACTTTAAATGCTTCTTTACGTTTAAATAAATCTACTTTACGTAAAGAAAAATATAATTTAATTAAAGAAATTCGCGAACAGTATAATATAGAAGAATTTTTTAAAACCAAAATTAATCATTATTCACAATATGCTGCTATTTATAATCTAGTAGAGGCTCAAAATTCAAGTGAATTTATTGAACCTAATCAAATTATAAATAATAAAATAACATTGCTTGAACATATTACTCGTAAAGAAGTAAATAAAGACCAAGTTAAAGATCGTATTCTTGAAGAATATGCTAATATGGATAAAGGTACTCGTTTATTAGCTTATAGAGTATTATTAGAAAGATTTAATAAGAAATATTCTACTTTAAATAATAAACAAAAAACAGTATTAAAAGAATATATTAATAATATTACTAATACAACTGCATTAAAAGAATTTGTTAATACTCAATATGTTTTAATTACTAAAGAACTAACAGAATTAGTTAAAAATGTTGAGGATAAAACAATTCAGATTAAACTAAATGAAGTAGCTACTCTATTACAGCCTATTAGTAAAACTCAAAATGTAAAAGATGAAAATATTATCTCTTTACTTCAATATCATCAATTAATTAACGAATTAACCTCTATTAAATAATGAATTTATCTTTATTAAAATATATTATTAAAGAAGAACTAGCAAATAAATTAAAGGAAGCTACTCACCCTTGGTATATATCAGCTGATGGGTATTATAAAGGAACTAATCCTCCATTAAATCCTCCCGGGCCTGTGCATACTGGTAATGTATCTCAATACTTAAAACCAAATGTAACAGTATATAATAATAAAGGAGAATCTAAAACAATTAAAACAGTATCAGACTCTCATTTACAATTTTCTGATGGTACTGAAGATTATTTTAAGAATTGGTTTCCACAAAAACCAATTAATGAAGAATCAGCAACTGGCGCTATTGGTGTTGGGGCTGGTCCTATTATGACTCCATATGCTTTTGCTAAAAAGGGACAAAAAACTAATAAAGCTACCCAAACAGCAATGAAACAAGGATTTAAAAAAGCATCAGGTATGCCTAAAAACTCTAAGATGTTTGATTATAAAGAACTATGGCCTGGTAAAAAATCAGCTATGAATGAAGTACTAACTAATATAATTAAAGAAGAATTATTAAATGAAACTTCATATAATAAATTTAAAAATGAAGTTAAATACAGAACTAAAAATGAAATGCTTCATAAAAGTATACGTGAAGTAAAACGTAAATTAGAGGAAGTAGAACGTTTAGTTGAATATACTACTCGTATTAAACAAGAATTAAGCGAAAATGAAGAGGGTGTAAGTTATTGGAAACGTAGTTTAAAAGCTATTAATGAAATAAGTGAAGTATCAAATAAAATTAGTAACAAAATAAAATCTATCTATCAATAATAGATCATGGCAAAATCTAAAACAGAATCTAAAGAATCACGTAAGATAAATTTTGGTCTTCGCAAAAAAGGCAAAGCACAAAAACGCCGTAATAAACATGATCGATCTGAAAAAAATTATAGAGGCCAAGGGAAATAATGAAAATAACTTACACTCCAGAAAAAATAGATGAATTTGTAATAGCTGCTGAAAAAGAAAAATTAACAGCAGAAAATATATTTAAAACAATACGTTCAAAAGTATATGATATTAGTATACAAAACGTTATTGAATTTCCGGATAAATTAAATTCTTTATTAGACAAAATAAAACAAACTCGATCATCTCTTAATAATGTAGCTCAAAAATACTATAAAGTAGTTGAAATGTATGATGTTGCTTATTATCCAAATAATGTATCTAAGTTAGATGATTTAGTTACTAAATTAGACAATCTAAACGATGATTTTTATTTATTGGAAGAAGCTGTAGATAACATTATAGAAGCTGTAGATAAATTAAAAGACCAATATTTCACTAAATAACACAATATTTATACGTATGAAAAGTGTAAAACAACAATTTATAGATTTAAAAGAAGGTAAAATGACTCAAGCGCAATTTATGCGTAATATTCGTATGTCTTTACCTCAATATGTCACTAATGTATCTTCATTTGAAGACACAATAAAAATTTTAAAAAATAAAGCTATCTTAAATGAAGCTGATATTAAAGATAAAAATCAAGAGAAATTAGAACAATATGATCAATATACTTATACCTTAAATGGTAAAGAAGTATTTCCTGAATTAGCTTTTTTTAATAACATACTAAAAGCAGAATTAGACGATAATATATATAGAATATCAGAACCTGTTAATGGTGTTGTTGAATTAAATCCTATTAAAGG